TACGAATATGAATTAACATTGCCGTTTCCGCGATACCGCGAGGAAGCACATATATTAAGGTAATCAATGAAAATAATATCAGGTCTAAATGACTTCTTAAGTGCAAGTTCATTAAGAAGTGCTTTAAAGTGTCCAGCATGAGCCGATGCCGTTGGATATTCTTTAATGATTAGATTGCCCTGAGTCTTCTTAGCAAGGTTTGATACCTTACTTTCAAACATAGGACGAGGAAGATCAGTAATCTCTTGAATATTTACATTCAAAAGGTTTGCATCAATTCTCTCAGCAATTTTTTCTTCTGCCATCTCCAGAGTGATATACAATACATTGTATCCCGCGAGGAGAGAGGACGCAGCCATATGGCACATAAAAAGAGACTTTCCGACACCTGTGCCAGCAAGAGCGATATTAAGAGTCTTATTTGGTAAACCACCTTTAGTAATCTTGTTAAAGTAGTCGAGATCAAACGGAATGCGATCTTCTTTACGGTGGTAAGACTCAAACCGTTGCTCAAAGTCTTGTAGATAGTCATGACCAATGTGGTTATCAAAGGAAACTGCTAAGGCATTACTTAGAATACTAGGAATGGCATCACGATTTTTCTTCTCATCGTTACCATCTGCAATATGAATTGACTCCATGAGTGCCAAGTAAATGGCACGGTCACGGCACCACTTTTCAGTAGAATCGGTTAACCATTTCTCATCAACCTCTTTCTCTTCTAGTTTGTCAATACACTTCTTTGCTTCCTGAATATCTTCTCCAGTAAGATCTGAACGATTTGAAATCTCAATCTGCAGAGCTTCAAGAGAGATAAGACTGTCATACTTGACAATAAACTCAGAAGTCTCAAGGAAGATTATCTTCTGAATGCGATCTTCAAAATATTCAGGTTGTAGAAAAGGAATTACTTTTCTAGCATAGTCTTCATTGTTGACTAAGTTTCTCAGAATTGTGATTTCAATTTGTTCCATCAAGATCCGTAGCTAAACTCCTCTTTTGCAATTTCATCTAGTTTCTCCATGACTTCTGGAGTAAAATACTGCTCAGGATCTTTGTAGATTGCCTTAGCATAGACTTTCTTTCCGTCTATCTCATAACGACCTGCCACATTCTTCCAGAGACCACCGAGTTCTCCCAATTCAAGAAGACCATAATATCGATCAAGACCACGCTCATCGTAATACAAACGCACCGTAACATCTTTGTTCTCCTTGCTTAGACGCGACTTAGCAGTCTTTGCCTTGATAAGATTTCCAACGATTTCTGTTCCATCTTTTTCTTTCTTCTTAGATAGATGAATAATCGTGGACGCCGCATACTTAAGACCACTGCCGCCACCCATCTCTTTAGTTGGAACGTATGCGCCGATGACATCGTAAGTGTGGTTGGTAACGATCATGGGAATGTTTGCCTGACCCAGCTTGAGAGTGAGCATACGGAAAGCACCTTTGATAAGTTGGGATTTGGTCATGTCCCGAACTTGTTTGTCGTTGAGTGCGTCGTTAATCTCTTTCTCAGTGGACAGCATACCAAGAGAGTCTAGCACAAACATACAGGGTTTGCGAGAATCTTCAGGTGCTTTTAGATAAATGTCTACTGCTTTCAGTGCCTTACTACGGAACTCTTCAACAGTAACAACATTCATCACTACAACTCGATCAAGATCTAACCCACGACTTGCGAGAAGAGACTTGTTAACAGCGGCTTCAGTGTCAAAATATAGACAATAACCATCAGGATTAGCATCAAGGAAG